AAAGAACAAGTAATGATTGAATATGTTAAGTGTATGAAAGATACCCCATACGCGTTAAGAACATATTTGGAAACCTATGACAATACTGTCTCAAAATATGTCCCATTAGAGTTATTTCCAGACCAAGTATCATTATTAAATGACTATGAAGAGGTTAATGAAAACATTGCATTAAAATACAGACAAGCTGGGGTATCAACAGTAACTGCTGCTTGGGTATCTAAAAAAATTGCTTTTGCAAAAAAAACAAAACCTGAAAAAATTCTAATCATTGCCAACAAATTGGATACATCGCAAGAGATGGCCAATAAAATAAGAATGTTTATTGGTCAATGGCCAAGTTGGGTTGGAATTGATTTCTCAGTTGATAAAAATTCACAAAAACATTATAAGACAAACAATGGATGTGAAGTAAAAGCTGTGGCAACCTCAAAGGATGCTCTACGTGGTTTTACACCAACAATCCTAGTGTTTGACGAGGCGGCATTTATTGACGCGGATTCAGACTTTTGGGCTGCTTGTATGGCTTCACTATCAACTGGGGGTAAAGTTATTGTAGTGTCAACACCAAATGGTTATGACCCAATTTATTATGAAATATATAATCAAGCGAATAGGGGAATGAATGACTTCAAAATATCTGAGATGTTTTGGTTTAGAGACCCAAGATATACAAAAGATTTATATTTAGTTAAAACCAAAGACATTATTCATTATCTATTAAATAAAACTGAATACCAAAAAGAGGATATTGTCAGTTGGGAAAATATATCATTTGAGGATAGAAATTATGATGAACTTAAATTAATAATGGATTCAGGGTACAAACCTTGTTCATCTTGGTTTGAGGGAATGGTAAAGAAACTTAAATACGATAAACGAAAAGTTTCACAAGAATTAGAGTGTAATTTTCTTGGGTCAGGTGATAATGTATTTGATTCTCTTTTAATGCAGAGAGTTAAAGAAAATATGATTAAAGAACCTCAAAATAAAATGATGGGTAATTCTTTATGGATATGGAAAGAACCTATTATGGGACATAAATACGTTATGGGTGTGGATGTTAGTAGAGGGGATAGTGAAGACTTTAGTTCTTTCCAAATTATTGATTTTGATACAAGAGAACAAGTTGCAGAATATGTTGGGAAATTACCACCTGATACAATGGCTGAAATATGTTATAAGTGGGGCAATATGTATAATTGTTTTATTGTAATAGATATAACTGGTGGAATGGGTGTTTCAACATCAAGAAAATTACAAGAGTTGGGTTATAAAAATTTATATGTTGATGGAGTAGATTTGGCTAACAAATGGAAGTATGACCCCAAGGCATTGGATAAAATCCCTGGACTTAATTTTAATAATAAACGTGTTCAGATAATTGCATCATTTGAGGAAGCAATGAGACATGAATTTAAGATATATAGTTCAAGGTTATTTGATGAGATGAACACTTTTGTATATGTCAATGGAAGACCAGACCACCAAAAAGGACAACATGATGACTTAATAATGTCAATTGCAATGGCGACTTATGTTGCGGAATCATCATTTAGTAGTTTGGAAAAAGTTACAGAACAAACAAAAGCAATGTTGGAATCTTGGTCAGTAAGTAATAACGAACAAGTTAGCAAACACATTGAATTTAATCCAGTCATACCATTTGGTCACGAAAGAATCAATCAAAGAAATCAGAATGTTTCAAAAGAGGATTATATGAAATATTCTTGGTTATTTGGTGGAAGATAATATTTATAAATAAAAAATAATATGGGTTTAGTAATAAGAAAAAGACAAGGTAACAAAATATTAGCGGGTTCAAAATTAAATGTACCTGGTCAAGGTATTGCCTCTGTAAAAATTCAACCTCAAGACAAACCCGCAATCAAACAGAACAATTCGAATATTGATAGTTAACTATTTAGTTATTATCAGTAGGCTTTAAATTAATTTTATGGAAGAAAATAATAAAAATTTAACAGTTTGGCAGAGGTTATCCCATGCGTTTGGTCCTAACGCATTATTAAATCAAGATTATCCAACATATAAGTTTGATAAAAAAGAGTTATTAAAAACCACGTCAAAACAAGAATATGATAAAGAGTTATTACAAGCTCAACAAACATATTATTTAGCTAATCAATGGACAAAAATTGAAGGTAATTTATACACTCAAGCAGTATATTATGAACCTACAAGATTGGCATCATTTTATGATTACGAATCTATGGAATATTGTATACATGGGGGTACAAAAATTGCAACACCTAATGGGTTTATCACAATCAAAGAATTGGCTGATAAGGGTAGGGATTATGAATTTATAACTTATGCTTATGACCATAACTTAAAAAAAGTTGTCCCAGCTTTAGCAAGAAATGCTCATTACACTCGTGATGAAATGACCTACAAAATTACTTTTGACGATGGGTCTCACATTATTGCAACTTGGGAACATCAATTTATGAAAAGAGATGGTTCGTTTGAAAGGGTTATGAATTTAAAACCTAATGACTCAATGATGCCTTTTTATCGTAAATCATTCTATAATAATGAAAAATATAATTGGGTTTACACTTGTAATTCTGAAGAAGGACACAATGGGTGGATTTCTGAACACAATCTTATCGCTGAATGGTTTAATGACACCAAAGTGAAAGAAGATGAAGAAGTTCATCATATTGATTTTAATGGTAAAAATAATTTACCAGAAAATCTACAAATTATGACTATATCAGAACATAGAGCGTATCACGCAAGATTAAATAATGAGAAACTATGGTCTAACCCTCAATATAGACAAAAAATGTCTGAGGTAGCAAAAAGAAAAGGTAAATTGGTTTGGGCTGGAAGAAGAAGTGGTAACAATAATCCAGCTTATATCAAAATAGGATGGGATAATATTATAGAAACTGCTCGTAAAATTAAAACATTAAAAGGTACAGCTAAGGAATTAAATGTTTCTTATAGAAAACTACAAAGAGATATTGTTGCAAATGGTTATAAAGATTGGAGTACATTCTTAGAAGCGTATGGTATTCAAAAATCAATATATTCAACAGCAAGAACAAAGAATGATAAACTACAATTAAATCACAAAGTTGTTTCAGTAGAACCTTATGGTATTGTACCCGTTTATGATTTAACTGTACCTGGTTACAAGAATTTCGCCACAGATTCAATATTCTCACATAACACGCCCGAAATATCTGCAGCATTGGACATATATGGCGAAGAATCAACTACAGTTGATGAAGATGGTTATATGTTACAAATATATTCTGAATCAAAACGTATTAAGGGTATTTTAACTGACTTATTTAACAATGTTTTAGATATCAACACAAACTTACCTATGTGGACAAGAAATACTTGTAAGTATGGGGATAACTTTGTTTATTTAAAACTTGATTCAGATAAAGGAGTTGTTGGTTGTATGCAATTACCAAATATTGAAATTGAACGTTTGGAAAGGGGTATGCCCGCACAAGCAAGTAGACAAAATGTTGATGAACCTGCGGAAAACAAAGGTTTAAGATTTAAATGGAAGGCAAAAGATATGGAGTTTAACTCTTGGGAAATTGCTCACTTCCGTTTATTAGGTGACGATAGAAAATTACCTTATGGTACGTCAATGTTAGAAAAGGCAAGACGTATTTGGAAACAATTATTGTTATCTGAAGATGCTATGTTGATATATAGAACATCAAGAGCACCTGAAAGAAGGGTGTTTAAAGTATTTGTTGGTAATATGGATGATAAAGATGTTGAACCATATGTACAACGTGTTGCTAATAAGTTTAAACGTAGTCAAGTCGTTGATTCTCAAACAGGTAATGTAGATATGAGATTCAATCAAATGGCGGTCGACCAAGATTATTTTATCCCAGTAAGAGATGCTGCCGCGGCAAATCCTATTGATACATTACCTGGAGGTACAAACTTGGGTGAGATTGCCGATATTGAATATATCCAAAAGAAATTATTAACTGCTCTTCGTGTACCTAAAGCATTCTTAGGTTTTGAAGAACCTGTTGGTGATGGTAAAAATTTATCTTTAATTGATATTCGTTTTGCAAGAACAATTAATAGAATACAAAAATCAATGGTAGCCGAATTAAATAAAGTTGCTATAATACATTTGTTTTTATTGGGATTTGAAGATGAATTAAATAATTTTACTTTAAGTTTAACTAATCCATCTAGTCAAGCTGATTTATTAAAAATTGACATTTGGAAAGAAAAAATTGCATTGTACAAAGAATGTGTTACACCTATTGGAGGCACTGCACCTACATCAATAACTTGGGCTAAAAAACATATCTTAGGGTTCTCTGATGAAGAAATTAAAAATGATTTACAACAACAAAGAATTGAAAAAGCTGTTGATGCTGAACTTACTAACACGGCAACAATCATAACTAAAACAGGTGTGTTTGATATGATTGATAAATTGTATACTCAGAAAAGTGGCACTACCGCAAGTGGGGGAGCAACACCACCACCACCTCCAGGAGGAGCACCTCCAGGTGGAGAACCTCCAATGGGATTACCTGAAAGTGAAAAGAAAGATAATATGAAAATATTATTAGAAAGTGATAATTTTTTAGATGAAGAAAGTTTTATTGATTTATCTAAAGCAAGAAATTACTTGGGTGAAATTGAGAAACATTTGAGTAAACTAATAGATGACTAATATTTATATAAAAAAACAACTATGAAATTCGGAATTATTAAATCAAAAATAGATTACGTTTTAACAGAATCTTTCAAAAATGAAATTCATTTTAAGGAAGAAATGAAATATTTCAAAAAAAATATTTTGGAAAATAAAACATTGGGTAAATTGTTTTATTTGTATGATGAATTAAGTTCAAAGAAAAATATTGATAAGAAAATTGTTGATGACTATATCAACGGTTCTATAACTATTTACGAGAATCTAATTAATAAAATTAAATCTAATGATTTAAAAAAACTAAATTATTGGTTGGATGGAATTTCAGTTGAGAATACTTACGAAAATATTGATAATGTTTTCTCAACTGACATTTTGAAACTTGAGAGTAAAATTAAAAGTAAACAAATTCTAACTGAGTCTTTAACTCAGACTGAGAAAAAACAAAATGAGGTGATTAACATCCCCGTAAGTTCAATGATTAAATTAGCTAACAAAACATTGAATAATTATTTGAATACCTTAGATGAAGGTAGTAAAAAAGAATTGGTTAAATTACTATCTGAGGATGATAATACATTAGAACAAGAATATAATATAATAAAAGAACAAGTGATTGGGAAACTTACCAATCACCAAAAAGTATCAGACAATGAAACGTCATCTAAAATAGATGAAACTATTACAAAAATAAAAAATGAAAAATACGATAAATTGACTTTTTTCAAATTGAAGGATTTGAATGAAAATCTTTAATCGTTATCCTCTTTTTTGTATTTTTGTACATAGATAGCTTTATTGACCTGATTTCTGTTTTTTACAGATTTCTTTGTAAACTCTTTCCTATTTTTTAATTCAGTCATCAACTTAGTTTTGATGACTTTAGTTTTGAAAAGTTTTAAAGCTTTTTCAATAGGAGTTTTATTATCTACGTTTACTATTAGCATAAATTTTATTTGGATAATTATTTTTTGACTATTAATATATAATTATTTATTCTTTTACTAAAAAATAAATAATAAAAAAAATTATGAATGAAAAAAGGCAAAACGTCAAAAATTCAAGGGTTTAAGACAACTAAAGTAATGTATGGTACAACAGATTCATTTGAACTAAAATCAATTTACTTAAATTTACAAACTTGGGTTGAACCAAAAGAAGAACTTGAGAATTGGGAACGAATAGTATTAAATCTATCAAGACAAATTAAACATACAATTTTCAACAACATTAATACAAAAACATTTAAAAAGAATTTTATAGTTGATTTAGACTTACGTGCAAGTGGGTTAACCCCAAATAAAAAATCATTTTTAAATTTAGAAATAAATTTATTCTTAGAAGAGAAAGATTTGGATTTTAAATCAAATTATCTCAGAGATAATCTCAAGGATTTATCAAAAAAAATAATAACATCAAACTTTAATAGTAATTCATATTTCACATTCAGTTTAACTAAAAAAGGTGTAATTGACGAAAATATTTAATAATTGGTAATTCATCAATATTTATTAATAAAAATAAAAGATGAATTTGAGATTAATTAAACCTGGTGAAGTAGGTAAAGGTATTTTAATAGAAAATGATGGGTGGGTATCTCCAAGAACTGAAATGAATTCCTATATAATGGAACAAAAAAGTTTTTTAGATTATTCTAAGCCATTTGAGTTTTATGCCGTATTACAAAAATACAATACACCAAATAGAAATGGTAGAATTTACCCTGAAAAAATTTTAAAGAGAGAAGCCGAGAACTATAAAAAAATGATTCAAAAGGGAACTTCACTTTCCGAATTGAATCACCCCGAATCTTCTTTAATTGACCTTGATAGAGTGTCACATATAATAAATGAAGTTTGGTGGGAAGGACCAATATTAATGGGTAAACTTAAATTGTTGACATCACCAGGATTCCATGAAAGAGGAATTGTTTCAACTAAGGGTGATATGGCTGCAAATTATTTAAGACAAGGCGTAACCCTTGGTATATCTTCTCGTGGTGTTGGGTCACTTAAAAAAGTTGGTGAACAAAATGAAGTTCAGGATGATTTTGAATTAATTTGTTTTGACTTGGTTTCTTCACCATCAACACCTGGGGCTTATCTTTTTTTAAATAAAGAAGATAGAGATATGTATTCAGAAAACTTGGAAGAAGACAAAAGAGTCGCAATGGAAAGAAATGTTGGGGACTTTGGTAACAAATCACTTGACTTAATGAAAAGATTAAACGATTATTTGGGTTATTAAGTTAAACCAAAAAAAAATTTAAAAAATGGAAAATGGACAAAAATATTTCGTAGCGAAAATTGCTGAAGATTTAGTTGACGAAGACTCAGGTAAAGTAAAGAAAGTTAAACTTGAGAAATTAGTTATGGGTTACAACCCAACCGATGTTGAAGCCAAAGTTACAAAAATTTATGAACACTATACAATGGATTGGAGAATTACAGCTATTGTAGAAAGTAAAATAGATGAAGTAATTGAATAACTAAAACAAAAAAATTTTAAAATAAGGATATCCATTTTGGGTATCCTTATTTTTTTTATCAATACGATGATATTTATTGTTAACGTAAAAATAAATCTTTTGTGTATGTCAAATATATCATAAAAGATTTTTTTAAATAATTAACATATTTATATATAAAAAACAAAATGACAGAAAAAAAATCATTAGTTGAAGAAGCAATACTACAAATGAAAAATTTGGAAGAAGCTGTTGCTGAAAATGCAAAAGGAATACTCGCCTCTACTATGAGACAAGAAATCAAAGATTTGGTAAAAGAATCTCTCAAAGAACAAGACGATGAAGAGATTGAAGATGAAGAAGGTGATGAAATGGACATGGAAGACGATGAAATGAACATTGAAGATGATGAAATGGAAATGGAAGATGATGAAATGGAAATGGAAGACGATGAAATGGGCATGGAAGAAGATGAAATGGATATGTCAGAACCTAATATGGAGGTGGATACAATAGACCTCACAAATCAACCAACTTCACAAGTTCTTAAAGTTTTCAAACTATTAAGTCCTGAAGATGAAATCGTAGTTACCAAAGATAACGCAGGTAACATAAACCTAAAAGACAATGAAAAAGAATATATGATAGTTGGTGAAGGTATAGACGAGTTTAATGAAGACATCTATGAAATGGATGGAATAGGTATGTATGAAACTGATGAATTTTCAGAAATGGATGATATGGGCTTAGAAGAAGAAATGTATGAAATGGATAATGAGGACATTGATGCTGCTTTTGCTGCTGAATTTAATGAAGAAACTATCTATGAAGTTGAAATTGAAGAGTCTGAACCCGAAGGATGGAGTCCTATGGATGAAGAAGAAGATTCAGAAATGGGTGATTTTCAATTAGAAGAAGATGATGAATTCTATGAAACGAATCAATTTGATGAAGCAGAACTCTATGAAATGGATGATGTTGATTTATCTGAGTTTGAATTAGAAGAAGAGGATGAATTATATGAAATGGGTGATGATTTAATGGAAGCTAAAAAATCAAAAAAGCCAAAAGGAATCACTAAAGGTTCTGGACCTAAATTCAAATATGATTCAAAACCAAATATGTCTGGTGGTTTTAAAGAAAAAATGAAACAAGGTCTTAGAAGTGTAGGTACTGGTAAAGTACCAAAAGACCTTTATAAAGACTCACCAAGTTTTGATGGTGAATTCAATAAAAAACCTACAAAATCTAAAGACGTAAAAGGTGGTATGATGACAAAACCTAAAAAGGTTGAAACAAAAGAAGCTTCACGTACTTTAGGTAATGGAAAATATTGGGGAAGAGAAGGTCTACCAAAACCAAAAGCTGCACCTCGTCACATCAGAAAAGAATCAGTTGATACACAAGAATTAAATTTACTTAGAGAAAAAAATGAAGAGTACAGAAAAGCATTAAACATTTTTAGAAATAAACTTAATGAAGTTGCAATCTTCAATTCAAACTTGGCGTACGCAACTAGATTATTTACTGAACATTCAACTTCAAAACAAGAAAAAGTTAACATTCTAAAAAGATTTGATGGTGTAGAAACTCTTAAAGAATCTAAAAATCTTTACAAAGTAATTAAAGACGAATTATCACACACTAAGACTCAACAAGTTAATGAATCCGTTGAAAGAACAATACAAAAATCGCCATCAACAGGTTCAGCAATTAATTTGATTGAATCAAAAACTTACGAAAATCCTCAATTCTTGAGAATGAAGGATTTGATGTCAAAATTAAAATAAAATAAACCAAAAAAACAAAACAAATACAAAATGGGAGCATTATTAGAAAGCGGTCTTGTTGGTAACATTGGTTTGAAACACCTTAAAGTTATCAAAGAAGATACTATTAACAAATGGGATAGATTAGGATTCCTTGAAGGTCTTAAAGGCCACCTAAAAGAAAACGTAGCTCAGTTATATGAAAACCAAGCTTCTCACCTTATTAACGAAGCAACTTCTGATGGGTCATCTGGTTCATTCGAAACTGTTGTATTCCCTATCGTAAGAAGAGTTTTCTCTAAATTGTTAGCTAACGATATCGTATCTGTACAAGCTATGAACTTACCTATCGGTAAATTGTTCTACTTCGTACCTAAAATCCAAGGTTATTCTGGTGGTACAATCAATGCTAATGGTTACCCACAATCATCAGGCGACCATTACTCTCCTATAGGTAGTCCAGGTTATTATCCTGGTGACCCTAATGCTGGTTATACTACAGGTAGTGGTGACTATAACCCTACTTATACAAAAAATCTTTACGATTTATTCTACGAAGGTAATGAAGCTGGTTTAGAACCTGCTGGTCTATTTGACTACTCAAAAGGTCGTTGGTCAGCATTAACACAAAGTACTTCTTTATTAAAATGGTCTAATGGTGCTTTAGTTGATTATCAAATCACTGAAGAAACTGAAACTAGAAAACTTATTATGAAACTTTGTGGATGGAATAGTTATGCTGGTTGGGGTAAACTAATTGGTCCTGATGGTGCTGAGGTTGATTCTGAAACTTTCTTATCTGACTTAAGAATCATCAGAGGTACTGGTATTTCTGCGAGTACAACACCTTGTGATACAATGGGTCTAAGTACTTCAACTTATCCTAACTTATTATTCAGAGTTGTTACTCAACAATATGGTAAATCAATTGTTAATCCAACTTCAACTAGAACTCAAACTACATTCCCTGGTACAGGTAATGGTGGTTCATTTGACAACATTTGTGACCCTGAAGGTTGTATCTACTTAGAAGTTGACTTATCTTGTCCTGCTTGTGCAACATGTGGTGACTCTTCTTTAGATGGTTACACTGGAACAACTATTTTCTCTGCGGCTTCTGCAACATCTTTCACAGCTGTTTGGAGAAGATACGAAGAACTTGAATTTGAAGATAAAATCGGTGAAGTTTCTTTCGACCTTGAATCAGTTACTGTTTCTGTTTCTGAAAGAAAACTTAGAGCTCAATGGTCTCCTGAGTTAGCTCAAGACGTTGCGGCATTCCATAACATTGATGCTGAAGCTGAATTAACAGCTCTTCTTTCTGAGCAAGTTGCAGCTGAAATCGATAGAGAAATCCTTCGTGACCTTAGAAAAGGTGCCGCTTGGAATCTAAGATGGGATTACAACGGATGGAGAAGAATTGCTCAAACAACTTCTTACACTCAAAAAGACTGGAATCAAACGTTGATTACAGCTATCAACCAACTTTCTGCTCAAATCCACAAATCAACTCTTAGAGGTGGTGCTAACTGGATTGTTGTTTCTTCTGAGGTTTCTGCAATCTTTGATGACTTGGAATACTTCCACGTATCAAATGCTTCTCCTGAGCAAGACCAATACAACATGGGTATTGAAAGAGTAGGTACATTAGCTGGTAGATACCAAGTATATCGTGACCCTTACTTCCCACCTAACCAAGTGTTAATCGGACATAAAGGTACTTCACTTCTTGATACTGGTTACATCTACGCTCCGTATGTTCCACTTCAATTAACTCCAACAATGTATAATCCATTCAACTTTACTCCTATCAAGGGTATTATGACTAGATACGCGAAAAAAATGGTGAACAACCGCTTCTATGCGAGAATTACAGTTGATGGTGTTAGAACATTCGACTTACAAGAATTGAGATAGTAAATCTTAATAAAAAATGACGAGAGGGACAAGTTTTTGTCCCTCTTTTTTTTATTTTAAATTTAAATAATTGACTTTATGTTTATATTATTTATATTTAAAATATATGAAACGAATAGAATTAAATATTGAAACAATTAATGAAATTATCAGATTATACAACGATGAAATGTTGGGTAGTCCATCTATTTCAGAAAAATTAGGTATAAAAAAACATATTGTTTTACGCATATTAAAAGAAAACAATGTCAAAGTTGGTGTACCTGGTCAAAAATTTAAAGGAGGTAAAAAAATTGCAAATAAAAAATACCTAATTAAAAATAAAGAAAGATTGACTGAGTATCATAAAGAGTGGTCAAAAGAAAATAGAGACCGACTTAATGAATATCATAAAGAGTGGAGGGAAAAGAATATTGACAAACATAGAGAGAAAAAACGTAACTACCAAAAACATAAGAGACACACTGACCCAATCTACAAACTAATATCTAATTTTAGAACAGCAATCTATATTGTTCTAAAAGAAAACAAATTGGATAAGTATTCCAACTATTTCAATATGGTAGGGTATTCCGCATTAGATTTAAAAGAACATTTAGAGAAACAATTTACTGATGGTATGACTTGGGAGAATTATGGTGAATGGCATATTGACCATATAAAACCAATATCATTGTTTGTATTTGAAAGTGTGGATGATAAAGAGTTTAAAGAGTGTTGGTCTTTGAATAATTTACAACCAATGTGGGGTGTTGAGAATATTAAAAAGAGTAATAGAATTTTATGGTTTTTTTTGTAATTAAAGATATTTATAATAAAAATATTCAAACTATGAAAAAATTATATTATTTAGACAAAGAAGAAAAAAATAGAATATTAAATCTACACGAAAGTAGTACAAGAAAACAATATTTGATGAATGAACAAACAGCTGGTAGTGCACTTTATGCAACAGCTGGTGCGGCAGCCACAGGCGCAGCAATTGGATCAGTAGTTCCTGTGGTTGGTACTGCAGTTGGTGCTGTTGTTGGGGGAGCGATAGGATTAATATCAAGTATTGGTAGTGGTATTAATAGGGGAGCATTCAATAGTACTATAACTCAAATTTGTTCAACTGGTGCAGGTAAACCAACATTAAATGGTGGACAATTAATGGATATTGCAAAAAAAATAAACGAATTTATTAATTATTGGAGCTTGGATGGTTATGCTACAAATAAAAGTAGAGCAGGTATTAAACAAACATTAGGTGAAATTCCGACAGTACCTGATTTATGTGGTGTTATGACAAAATATAAAGATATTTATAACATCGGTTTACTCGCTGACCTTACAAGAGAGATATATAAAGACACAAATTGGACTGATACAGTTAAATTCCCATTGATGAAAGCTATTGAAGCTTCAAAAGAGGCTACAGCAAAGGCTCAAGCTTCTAGTGGTAAAGGAGGTATAAAAGCCATTGGTGGTTCTATTGCGAGTATTGCTAAAACAATTCAAGATTGGGCACAATATCCTTGTGTAAGTAAATCAAATAATGTTACACCAATTACACTGAGTGATGGTAGTATGGCATATGAGGGTGGAGGATTTAGGTGGTTTGGTAATAGAAGAAATATGAACTTGACAACAAAGGTAATGGGTGATTGGCATTGTGACCCAGCGGATATAAATAGAATTAAGGGGGGGGTTGACCCTAAAGCCCAAGCAACTACAACTAAAAGTACCGCTACAACTGGTGGAGCTCCTGTAACAGGTATGGGTTCAATATTAATTACACCCCAACAAGTAACAACACTTAGAACAAATGCCGGTTTAACTGGAACTGGAAATTCATTATCTCAGCAAGATATAAATGACCTTTATAATACGATTAATAAATTACCTAACAAACAATAAGAGTTATGAAATCATTATACATAACTGAAAGTGAAAAACAACACATATTAAATTTACATAAAAGTAAAATGTTGTCTGAACAAGTACCTGCTGCGGGAGCAACAACACCACCCGCGAATGTACCTGCAAAGGTAACCAATTACACTGTTCAACAATTACAACAACTTTTAATAAGTAAAGGATATAATGTTGGGGTAGCAGATAATCAATTAGGAAAAGGTACTCTTGCTCAAATTGAGGCTGCGGTTAAAGCAGCAAAAGGTGGTACACCTGCAGCTACTACACCTGCAGCTACTACACCTGCAGCTACTACACCTGCAACTACTACACCTGCAACAACAACAATATCACCATCACCGAGTACTAATACATTTGCTGATGTTAAGAGAGGTAATGTTGTTGCATTAAGTGAAAACTTGTTAAAAAAAATAAATGAACAATTAGATTCGGACGAAGATACATCTAAACACTCTGTTGGGTTTGATAAGAGTGAAGGTAGTAAGGAATTTTGGAAGGAGGAATTTATTAATAAACCTAAAGAAGAACAAGAAAGAATAAAAAATGAAATTACAAATAAAGTAAATGAAGCGACTGAATTAGCTAAACAAAATTTTATTAAATATTATTCTTCACCAGATGTTCAAAATAAATTAAAAAGTAAATTTAGATTAACTGACCAAAATATTAAAGATTTATTAACATTTATTGGTGGTCAAAAAACAATAATATTTTTTTCTGAAGAAGAATTAAAAGCAAAGAGTTCTAAATCGGCACTAACAGCATTTGGGTTTGCCAAAAGGTCTACACCAAATGTTACATATATTAATGTATTTAATTTTTCTGGCGATGCAACCAAAGAAACATATTATACTACAATATATCACGAAATAGGACACGCGATAAGTTATTTTTTCCAAGGGTCAACGGGTAAAATAAAAATAGACCCACATTCTGGTTACGCGATTACACAAACAGCTGAAATGAAAAAAGATACTTCAGCTCAATATACTAGTAATCCTGAGGAAGATTATACAAGAATGCAAAGACTAAGAGATATACTTAAAATTTCACCAATAATTAATGACACGAATACTTTTGGAGAAAAGTTAAAAACTAGTTTAAAATGTGCAAAAAAAGAATGTTCAATATCTGTAGCTAACAATTATTTATATATTTATAATAAAAATCTTAATATTAAGAAAACGGTAAAGGATTTAGAAAATGATAAAAATGAAATAAAAAAAGTTGCCGACTATATATTAAGTAATTTTTTTGGTCTCACAATTAACAATACTTTTAATGCTGATATTAATTTAATGTTTGCAAATATGGCCAATATTATACCAAGTCAAGAAGATTCTAATAAGATAATTGGGTTTGCAACATATTTACCTGATTTGATTACTATGAATAATAATTTTGCGGCAATAGAAAATAAAACAAAAAATAATAAATACGATATAAATTCAATGGGAGAATAATATGAAATCATTATATTTAACAGAAAGTGAAAAACAACAAATATTAAATTTACATAAAAGTAGAATGTTGTCTGAACAAGCACCCGCTACACCCGCACCTGCACCTGCAAAGGTAACCAATTACACTATTCAACAGTTACAAACTCTTTTAAATAGTAAAGGATACAATGTTGGTGCTGCAGATAATCAATTAGGGAAAGGTACTCTTGCACAAATTGAAGCGG